ACTCATACGACCTCATAAAAATGTTCAAGTGTACATTCCGCAATGCGGTGTGATTTAGGTAAACCATTTACTTTTTTACTATGCCAATAGTCTCCTTTCTGTCTCTTTATAAGTTCAATGACCATGTGAGACTTCTTGGACTTGAACTGCATACCCGATTTGAATTTCATTTTTCATTCCTCATTTCCAAGAAACCGCCCATTCTCGTGTGAACAGGCAGGCTCCTCGAGCCGATTTTCTCCGAGCCATACGATGATCATGGGTCGCCCCAAAATTTCACCTTGAGGCTCTGAGAATTGACTTCTCAATCAATTAATTTTATCTTAAAAATATTCTCATATTCCGATAAATGGATCTGTTCTTTCTGATCAGGAGTTAAAACCAACTCAATGTTTCTGTAATTGATTGTACCCTTTTCAGATATTGAGTTTAAATCTTCCACTATAAGTATTATTTTCATTATTTGTAATCTCTGTAAGGGTCTATACTGTCAGTGATCATCTCACTAATTTGTTCTTCAAGCTTATCAAAATCTTTGGGTCTCAACAGCTCTTCTCCATAAAGATCCAAATCCTTATATATTACCGAGTTTATCAATATTTCTTCAGGTGTTTCAGGTTCATGCCATCCATCACCACAAGGTGGATAATAATCAAAATCAACTTCAACGTCCACACCCCATAATACACATGTTGTTGTACTCATAACAGTTTCTCCAAAATTTCAAGTTTTTCTTTTAAAGGTATAAGGTCTTCATCAATATCTTCTATATACTTTTCAACAAAACTTATAAGAATGTCTTTATGTTTTGCTGGAAAGGTTACAGAATGAAATTCATTTGTTCCGATATAAGTTCTATGATTTTTTATAGAAGCTAAAAGATTATTATAAGTAGCTCTCAGCTCCGCCAATGATTCTGCTTTCGCTATTGCATGCTTTACTTCTTTCATTCATTCTCCTCATCAAAAATAAAGACCCTCCGAAGAGGGTCAGTTCACTACAGTTTAGTCACAAGATCCATACTGTGGACATAAGTTGGTCCAAGGTATGAACCGTCTTCATAGAATCGATGGACAACACCTCTGTCATCGATACCACGAAAGGTATTATCTTCTTGAAACTGTTTAATCACCGTCACATGTATACCTGAACGGGTTAGCCAAGTTTCTCCAAGGATTGGGTTTCTTTTCATTTATTTTCCTTGAGGATTCTTTCCAAATCATCGGCCACCTCCTTATCGAAAGCGATACCGTCAAACCTAGGTAAGAATAATGAATATTCTCCATTAACATCATGAATCAATTCATTGTATTTCACATGAATTATAGACCCTTCCCATGTTCCCCAAGCATCATATATTTCCAAACGTTTTTCATCGGTGAACCCTGAAACGGATACCATAAGGTTTCCATCCTCAGAAGCACACAATAAAGAACCGAATGTTTCTTTATTCTTACCCGAACCTTCATTCATCGCCAATACTCTAAGATCGGCAACTTTTTCATCCTTAAATTTCACTTGGTCTTTAGATGTACCATCTTTCCAAAGTCCTATGTTTCTTTTAAGAATTGTTCCTTCTTTACCTTCAGACCGCATTTTAGTGTAATGATCTTGTGCTTCATCCAAAGACTTAACTTGTTTGGTTTCAATCACTTTAATTATATCACTCGCACCTTCCAAAAGTATAACCAGATTATTATATCTTGTGGTGTAGATGTTGGATCTCTTTTGACCTGACAATACATCCATCGGAATACTGTCCCAAAGCTTCACGAAAGGTTTTTCACCTTCTCCAAAAAGACCACCTTTCATGACACTGTTGAGAACACCATTACCTTCTTTTCTGGATAAGATTTCACCGTTTCTTGTGACCAACAACTCACCGTGATATTGGTGATTTGAAATCAAATGTGCTTTTATCTCGGAAGTTAATTGCCAAAAGTCCCAAATCGGAAACTCTTGACCCTTTCGAGTGTTGAGCACTATTGCGCCCTTTGAAAGATAAGTTATGTTAATGAACAATCCATCGGCCTTTTCTTGAGAATAGTGTGGCACATCCCAATCCCATTTTGATGGATCTGAATCTTTCGGTAATGAACATCTCATGTAAGCAAATGTCGGAATCAATCCTTTGCAAGCTTTATTTATTGATTTAACATCAAACCCTGCCTCAAGATTTTTATCCAATATTCTGTTGAATAGTATCTGAGATTCGGTTGACATTAAAGACATTTGATAAAATATTTCCTCTCGAGCAGCATTTCCCGTCAAAACTCTTGTGCTCAGCTTATCAAACACATTATATATTTGATCATTAAACACCTTATCGCCTGGATAAGATATGTTTATCGTTTTACTTTTGACACCGAATGTTATGAACGGATTGTAAGCCAACACAATAACTCTTTTAAATTCCTCATCTTCAAGAAATTCCGTCAGAAGATCTATCTTATAAAGTTTACTTGGATTTGAAGCGATAACTTCAAGTGCTTCATAAATTTCATTACTATTCATTAGTTTTTCCTATTGGTTGATATCATATAAGATACTGAATTTGGCGCATCTTCATGTTTTCTTAAACCTATACAAGTATAAGCATAATTGTACCAACCGTACTGTTCCACCATCTCATATCTTCTTTTTAAAGCTCTAAGCTGTACACGTCTTTGATGAGAATTACCTTTAAGTATTTCTAAAACGGCTTCACTCATAATTCAATGTCTCCAATGAAGGTTCAAGTATTTGATGTAATTCAATTCTATTATTAAGCTCTCTAAAAGCATACAATTGATTAATAATATAATTTGCCAACAATATATCTAAAGTTTTTGTTTCTTTATCAATTTCATATTTGCCGAGTAAGTCTGCAAGATCGCTCAAAAAACTAGGATTATCCATTATTTCATTATCTCCGATATTGGTAATAAATTTTGATGTAGGTTATTTAAATGACACATATCTTCAATATTTTTTATATGATTGAAGAGATGTTTGGCAAGTATATAATCGGGAATATTCAATCTCGTATCAATCCCATTGTTACTCAATACCATCGCCAGTTCCAGTTTGAATTTCTTGTTTTCCGTCATATTTTCCCCAAACGTCGTTCCAAGTGCCTTTCAATGCTCCTTTGGCATAACTTGTTGCACGACTTTCAAAAAAGTTTTCATGATTTTGACTTGCAATCATTTCATCAATCCACGGTAAAGCATTACTTTTAACTCCGTGAATACCTTTGAGACCAAGACTTATAAGCCTTCTGTCCACAATATATTTAATATACTGTTTCAAATCTTCCGATTTGAGTCCTCGAATCACTTCTTTACCTTTGTACACATGATCGATGAAATCTATTTCCAGCTCCGTCATCATATCCGCAGTGGCATAGATTTCACTTTTCACATCATCAGTCCACAATCTTGGATTTTCTTGGATTATGGTTCTGAACAGAGTGATCAAGCCTTCAACATGCTTCTGCTCATCCAATACACTCCAAGACACAATCTGACCCATACCTTTCATGAGACCTTGTCTTGGATAATTTAACAGCATTGCAAATGAAGAGAATAAAAACATACCTTCAGTGAAAGCACTGATTCCCGCAATTTGTAAAGGCAGTGAATTTTTATCTGTTTCACTGTTCACAATATTTTCGAAGAAATCATGCTTTTCTTTCATCACAGGTACTTTCAGGAATTCACTGTAAAATGAATCCGCCTTGCCCAATGTTTCAATCAAATATGAATATGCATCGATGTGAGTTGCTTCTCTCGAAGCGAATCCCAAAAGCATCATACGTATTTCAGGATGTTTGAAATGTGGTAAGTAGTCTTTTATATAACCATTCGCCACATCAATATCGCTTTGAGTAAATAATAAAAATGTATCACTCAAAAATTGTATATCATCTTTTGTAAGCTTATTGTTCCAATCTCGAACATCTTCATGCAAAGGAACTTCACGACTTATCCAATGCATCTGTTCATGTTCAAGCCAAGTCTCATAAGCCCAAGGATACATAAAAGGCTTAAAAGAGTCTCTTGTTGCAAATATATCTTTTCTCATTGACATGCCAAGCACTCCTCTTCAGTCGATTTAAGAAAAGGAACTTTCATCGAATCCATCGTCACTCTTTCAATCTTTTTATTCATTGAATCACCGTGATAAATCTTATCCGATCTGCAATAGTACAATGTCTTGAGTTTCTTTTTCCATGCCATGTAATGTACATGATGTAAATAGTCAAGTGATGCATTTGCTTTGAAGAAAAGATTCACCGATTGAGCTTGATCAATATACGGTTGTCTGTCTGCAGCATGTTGAATAATCCAATTTTGATCCAGTTCAGAAGCTGTCTTGAACACATCTTTGTCATCTTGTGTCAGACATTCTAAATGTTGTACTGAGCCTGCAGATGCAATTATACTGCTCCAAACATTTTCATACTCTTTATCGGTTAGATTTTTCTTCAACAGTATTTTATCAAGATACTTATTCTTATTTAAGAATGATCCTGACAAAGTATCTTGTCGATAAGCATTACCTCTGAACGGTTCAATACTCGGTGAAGTATTACCCATGATGATTGAAGAACTTGCATTCGGTGCGATTGAAGTCATATGACTGAATCTCACACCGTAACCCACACCGTCAGGACATTCTCCTCTTTCAAGTCCTAAATCATAATTGACAGTCTTAAGGTGTATTTCATATCTACTGAATATCTGTCTATTCACCGAAGATGCCATGGCACTTTCAAATGAAATACCTTTCGATTGCAGTAATGCATGAAATCCCAAAGCTCCAATGCCAATCGCTCTTTCACGATAAGCACTGAACTTTGCTCTTATAACTTCATCAGGCGCATCTTTGATGAATATGTCCAAGGCATTGTCAAGCATCTCAGCAACATCTCTGTACACTTGATAATCATCTTTCCATTCATCCCAATATTCAAGATTAAGAGAAGCTAAGCAGCAAACCGCTGTTCTTTCTTTATCTGTGGGTAAAGTTATTTCTGTACATATATTTGACTGTGTTACCGACAAATTTAATTTCTTTTGAAACTCAGGTAATTGTCGGTTACTCTCATCAATGAAATGCAAATAAGGTTCTCCAGTTCTCATTCGTGTTTCAAGTATACTTTCCCACAACTGTTTTGCCGAAACAACCTCTTTGACAAGACCTGTATGTGGATCGATCAGATTCCAAGCATCATCACAATTTTCATCTTTCATACAATCTTCAATCAACTGCATAAATTCATCGGTGATATTAACACCGTGATGAAGCTCCTGACAACGCTGATTAGCATCACCTGTAGGTTTACGCATATCGATAAATTGCTTAATGTTTGGATGACTGATACCCAAATACGCTGCGAAAGATCCTCTGCGTGTTTTACCCTGACGGTAAGCCAATGAAATTGCCTCATATGTCTTCAAGTGTGGCATCACTCCCACCGATTTATCGTCCTCCGAACGTATACCGATACCTAAGCCTACACCTCCACCCGATACACTCAGCCAGCAAATTTCAGCCAAAGTGTTGATCAATCCGCTGGCACTGTCATCGATGTATGACAAGTAACACGAGATCGGTAAACCCTTCTTCGATGTGCCGTAAGAAAGTATCGGTGTGGATGCACTCAATATTTGTCTACTCAACAAGTTATACAGCCTGTCCGCATGTGCCTGATTACTCGCAAAAGCTGAAGCCACAAAAGCAAACCTGTCTTGAGGAGATTTTTCAGATTCTAACATATAAGAATCCTTAAGCCTCCTCAAACCCATCTCATCAAACAAATTATCTTTTGAATAATCTTTTTCTATTTCATATTTATTCATCTTTTTCCTATTTAAACTACGTCAAAACTATCTTCCAATGGTTCTTCAATCATACGACCTTGTTCATGTTGATAAAACAAACCTCTCACAGGTCCGGTCTGACCTGTTGTTCTTGCCTTAAGAACTGACATCTTAACAGTATTTCTATCTTTTTCTGAGGATGCCGCCATGTTTCTTGCAAATGCAATTACATCATAACTGATTTGTTTAATCGAACCTGAACCTTTGATATCATCAAGACTCGGCATTTTACCTTCTTCGAAAGATTTACCTCCGGTTGCGGCTTTTCTCAAATGTGAAACCAAGCCTATCCAGACAGGATGCTTCTGAACTATTCTTGAAAGTTCGTTCATCATCTTATCTTGAGCTTCATTACCCGTAAGATCAGCAACACCCTCAGACACAAGGATTGTTATGTGATCGATGAAAATATATTTACAACCGACAAGACTCATATATTCTATTTTATCAAGTATTGTACCGTCGGCAAAGTTACCCTCATGATTCAATAACACAACTCTGTTTTCTCCAAATACACTGTCGAAACCCACTCTCAATTCTTCAAGAGGAATTTCTTCATGTGCAGCATTCTTTGATATTGCCATGCCTGCAAGTTTAGCACCTGTTTCTGCAGGTGTTTCTTCCAAAGATATAATACCAATTTTATCATTTGTAACTATTAAATCATTGAGCATAATCTCACGCATAAGAGTACTTTTGCCTGAACCTGTACCCGATATGAATAAAACTATTTCATTTAATCTTTGCCCTTTAAGTTTTTTATTTACACTTGCCATACAATCCGGATAAGGGACTGCAGGTATTTTATCTCTTTTCTCAATGGCTTCCCATATTTCATCAACTGAAATAATTCCTGAAGGCACATAAGCTGAAGCATCCCAAATACATTGAAATAACTTATTACCACTATGTTTTAGAAACACTTCATTTGGATCTTTTTCAGGAAGTTTCGCAATTCTTGCTTTATCAATACCGATAATCTTTATTGCTTCTTCAGTCGCCTTTTGACCTGCGGCATCACTATCAAAACATAAAATAACATCTTTAAATGTTCTGATCCAATCTCTTTTTTCAATCAAAGATTTTGTCATTGAAGCTGAAGATAAAGATACTACAGGATATATCTTTTGATATTTATCAAGACTTGCTTGAGCAACTGTCATTGCATCAATCTCACCTTCGGTAATTATAAGTCTTTTACCACCCGGACTAAATTTTTCAATACCGAATAAATTTGAAGATTTGTCAATCCACGAGAATACTTTCGGCAATTTACGAATCTTAAATGCCTTGCCATCATCATAGGGATAGTAGTGTGCATCAATTTCTCCATTTTCACCATAAGATACTCTTACATCAAAGAAATCAGCTACTGTTTTTGTGATGCCTCTTTCTTTAAAACCTCTTATCGGTAGCTCTTTTATTTCTTCAGTTGACATTCTCTTAACATATTCGTGTTTAGTTTCCACGTATACTTCACCCTCCACTTTAGGAAAAAACTTTTGACATGAGAAACAAAAAGATTTGCCGTCATCATATATTTGTCTTGCATCTGATGACCCACAACTCTTATCCGGACAAGGTTGATTTTTTACAACTATTGTTCCCATTATTTCTTATTTCTTAAGGCACTGAAGGTTGTTGAAGCCATGAACATAAGAGATAACCCTACAATCATGTGTTCTTCCGGTGTAACTATTCCTGAAACCAATATCAAATAATTAGCCTTTCCAATCAAATAAAACGATAGAAGTAACAGTATTGATAAAGATAATAATAAAAATCTATTCATTAAATTTTTCCCAAGTTATTGTTTTATTTAAACGGTCTTTATGCCTATCCGTTATACCCTCTTTAACCGACCAAGATATAGCTTCAATACGTGTGTTGTACCAACCTAGTGTGGTAGGTGCTTCCACTAAACATAAAGACCATGTTTCACCATATGAAAGTGCACCTTTGGCTTTATACTCTTCAATACATATAAAGTCAAATTCTTCACTGGGTCTTTCTTTAAACATTTCCAAAAGAAGCTTTGAAGAAGATTTGTATTTTCTCCAATCAGATTCTTTTCCTTTATTCAGTTTACCTGTACCACGATATTGCTTTTTACCGAGATAAAATCTTTTGAGGAAATTATCTCGGATAACATAAATAAACCCCACAGACTCTTTCCCACCCATTTGAGTGGGAAATTGCCAATGACCATTATTAAATTTTTTACTAATCGACGGTACCTGTATCTTCGGTACTGTAATCTTGTTCATCATCTATACAACGCTCCCTCATACACCCATCCCTGAAATAGGGACAATTATCTTCATAACAATCTAGTGTCATCTTAATTTCTCCATCATTGGCCAGTCAACAAAACTGAAATAGTCACCCACATCTCTTTGTAGGTGGATTAGTTTAGCATTTGTGAGTAAGTAATGTACCCAATCTTGATCATAAGCTCCCATGTATTGCTCAATCACTTGATCTTGAAATTCTTCCTCGGTTTCATATGGTTCTAGTATTTTTACCGCTTTAACCTCGCCCACTCGTGGCACTCCAGGTATATTATCGGTTGGGTCTCCTTTGAGTAATTGTTCATAGTAATGTCTCATTGCTTCCGCTTCTGAAACGTCGATCATTATCTCTTTATGCATTAAATAATGTTTTCCGGGTATACATTTTAAATCTTTATCGATTGAACAAATGATATAATCAATGCCAAACATACGGCACTGTTCTGCCCATATTCTTAACATATCATCAGCTTCTCTGTTGTGAGCTTCAATGGCAAGATCTTCCATCACCATCAATTTTCTCAACACAGGAACAAATAAGTTTTGATTATTTACATTCTTTCTTCGATTGGCTTTGTATTCAGAGTAAATCAAATCTCTGAAATTTCCATCACCCTTAACTGCCATGAGATAATCATCACAGTATATTTCATCAAGCATTTTTCTTAAATTGGTCTTCAAGTTTTCCCAAGACTCTTGAAGGTAAGTTTGATTTTCTTTAGTGCTGAAATCTAATGGTTTAACATTACCATCTTCATCCAGTTCTCGATACACAACACCATCTTTTGCCTTATCTTGCCAACGTGTTCTGCAAGCACCGTAAGCAAGTACATCACCGTCGATGAGTGCTATCATGCGGTCAACTCTTTTTGTTTGTGATTTTTAATAATTTCTTTTACTTCTATCTCGCTTTTAGTGATAAGAGCTTTTGAAACTTCTTTATAAGCTTCAGCTGCGCTTTCAAGGCTACGAAAACAACCAATACTTATTGATTTGTAATCTTTTACAATTCTTGCTCTCCAAAGTTTATTTTTTTCAATCCAATGGACACCTTTGATTCCGCTAATATTGTTCTTGGAAATGTTTTGTCTTAAGCCCGCTAAAGAAGAGTTTTGTATATAAAGATTTTCTAACCTATCATCTGTATATATTTTGTTTAAATGCCCTACTACCAAACTCTTTTTTAAATCTCCATGATGCATTTCATAGATAACCCTGCCTATTGCGTAAGAAAAGTCAAATATTGTAATTCTATTTTCTCCACTTTTATGAAAGTGGCCTGTTTCTTTTCCATTTTTATCTTTAAATTTAGAATTTTTTCTATAAAGTTTACCATCTTTATAATCAAAATAATAATTAAACATTGCCTGTCTTGAACCGAATTTATTAACTTCTGAATCAAATCTTTCTCTTCTTGTCATGCTATTCTCCATTGAGTGTTTTAAGTTGTTCTGATATTTTCATATACTTTTCAGTTCTTTCTTTTTTACTATCTATTCTTTCGTCAATAACATCTATTGTCAAACCGTGATCTTCCAATAGTTCTGTTATTGCGTATACATCATTCATTTCCAAGATAAGCTCTTCAAAGTTTGTTGTTTTGTATTCTTCAAACTTATTATCGGTGGTAAATCTTAAACATTTACCGATACACTGTTGAACTTCCGCCAATTCTTCCGCCAAACATATTAACAAATATTCTCTTTTATTCATAATTATCCTCTAATGTATTTCATACCAATTGTCACCAATCTTTGCATCACCATTCATTATATTTACTCCAAATAATTTTGGACCATCTATAAATGCTTGTTTACCAATTTCCGCAGCTCTCTCAGCGTATTCTTCAGGAACCATAAAATCCTCTTCATCGTGCATAAAGATACAGGGGATGTAAGGTATTCCTTCAGCATCAAGTCTTTCCATTGTAAGCATAATTGCTGCGGTACAAGTAACTTTTTCAAGAGATTGTAACAAATACACAAGAAGCTTATGAACAGAATCAACATAAATGCGATTACCTGCAATAGAACGTATATAACCTTCTCCATCTTCGGATGTCCTTTCGTATATCTTTTTCAAATGTTTTAATAAATTTTCAAACCCTGGAACTTCTTTTGTAAAGCCTGTTTTAAGTTTTCTACCCTTATCTTGTTCATAACTGTTGAAAATATAACCCCAAAGCTTACCACCACTTGCTCCAAATAAGAAAGCATATAATACTCTTTTTGCTATCGATCTTGGAACTGTATGATCAACTCTCATCGCTTTTAAAACTTTTGTTAACGCATCTGCATTATATTGATGTATATCACCATTGAGAAGAGTTTCGGTGAATACAGCATCATTCAAATAATAAGCTAATCCTCTAGCTTGATTACCTGAAGAATCGCACCCGACAAGCTTCCAACCCTGTTTACATGTAAATAACTGACGCATTTCTTTTCCCCACTTAGAGTCAACGCTGGGAACGTTGACGATGATGGAGTGACGACTACGCATTGAGGGAGTACCGATACCGAAACAATCCCCGTGTAAATTGCCGTTTTCATCTACATTTTCCAACCATGTTTTCAAAATACTAAATCTTGATTTTGCAGCCATATAGTTTGTATAAATTTTACCATCACCTCCAAGAAACTCAAGACTATCTTCAGTTATTTTCGGTGAAGTTTTTACACGTTCTCTTTGACCCGGAACTACTTTAGTATTATACTCTGTGGGAACCCAACCGTTTCTGAATAGAAAAGTCTTCACATCATCTGTAGAACTTAATTTCAGCGGTTCAATTTCAATTCTACAATATTCCCCAACAATACGTCTCTCTTCACCTTCAAAACCGGAACAAGGATTGATTCCAAACCAATTGCTGGTATGTGCATCATAAAAGCCTTGTTTAGTCCATTTAGGTTTCTTACTCGGAACTTCGCCTTTGACCTTATCTTTGGCAACAACCTTTAAACCCAATCTTGAATTCAGAGACTCAAATGCAAATTCCATTTCAGTTTCTAATGCTTGATAAAGTTCTTTTGCGGCCTTAACATCAAATGGCCAACCGTGATAGTTAGCTTGACTTGACCATTTAGCAGCTGCATGTTCAGCCTTGAGATACATCTTTATTAAAGGATGTTTTTCGGAAAGAATTCTCAATTCTTGAATTAAAATATCATATACTTTGACATTAAGAGAAACGTCTTGTTTACAATATTTTAACATTTCTTCAGAGTATCCTGACCAGTCCTCAAACTCTATTTTAGGATATCTGAGAAATTCACCCCATGTTTTAAGACTATGACCCAGCGTTCCGAATCGTTTGTAATCCAACACTTGAGACATAATGAGTGTATCGTGTATTGTACAACGTTTTGGTATTTTGTAATCAAATAGTTTTTCAAGAACTGGAATATCAAAGTTAATAATATTATGTCCCATCAGAAGATTGGCATTATTGAATTTCTTTTTCCAGCCATACTCGCCTTGTTTCCAATAATCTATATCTCCTGTATTCAAGTCTTCAGTCACAAGTACCCACATATTTTTACAATTATGCAGTAGATTATCTGTTTCAATGTCAAAACAATATCTAGACATTTTTGGTGTTTTTGTCTATGCTGTATATGATTTCTTCTTCAGAAGCACCATTTATACAATATCTGTCAAAAGGGTTTTTATATTCTCTCTTAGCAATCCTTGCCAAATTACCATCCATATCTATCTTGTCAACCACCCATTTATACTCCCAAGAAACCGTTGGGTCTAAGAATTCTTCTCCTCCTATTTTTTCCACCTTAGCAATATTCAATAAAGCTTTTGCCGTAACAACCACCAAATCTCCAACATTCACATCAGGTACATCACATTTATAAGTGTACAAATTTGTTGAACCACTGAATTTTACTTTAACTACTTGCATATTATTCTCCTAAGATCTTATCGATCGCTTCAATTTTAATAGGCTTACCTTCTTTAGTGTACGCCACCAAGAACTTCATATACCACAAGGCTTTTGAAAGCTCCTGCAGTTCTTCATCTTTACCTCCATTACGATCCAAATACTTTCGTATTTGAAGTTCTATAGCACCTTTAAAAGCTTCAGGATTGTCTCTGAATCTCGGAAGGTATTGCATAGCTTCAAGCCATTGCATGTCAGGCATATAGTCCTGATAATGACTTGGGTTTATATGATCTCTGACTAATGGTGGAAGTCCCAATTTTTCTCTGACATATTCAGTACTGTGTACAGGTTGTTTCCAAGTTGCAGCTCTTGCAATACACTCTCTGAACATTATCAAATCATCTTCACTTTTAAGTGTCCATGACAACTCTCCAAGATCGTCATAAACCTTAACATAACAACCTTCAGTGACCATATGTTTTTCAACATTATCATATGCAGTATCAAACATCGTACTATAACACTTTTTATCAGCATCATAACACTCAAACATTATAACCGCCTTGTTTCAAAACTTCATCCGCAATTGCATAAGCGATATGCACTTCAAATTCCACCGCTTCAGGATCAAAAACACCACTATAGGCAACCATCCCTTGAATTATATTGTAAGCAATTTTCATTCGTGTTTCTTTAAGTTTTTCCGAAGTCATTGTTTTTCCTCAACATTTTTGCGAATTAAAAGGCTGTCCCGAAAGACAGCCTCATTTTAAGATTTAGTTAGAAATCTTCACTATATTCGCTTTGCTCAGAAGACACTGTTTCAGTATCTGTCTCTTCAAAGTCATCATCTCTTGCTTGAGGTGTATACACAATATGCTTAGTAAGCTGCATACCCATCAGCACAGATGCTGTTCCTTTCTTTCCTGCATTAGAATATTCATATTGAAACACTCGAATATTTCCAATGGAACCATTTCCTATGGAATCAGGATCGATCGGATTCAATTTACCGTCAACAACACTGACCGGTGAAGAACTATCCCCATCTTCTTTTATAGACTTTTTCCTAAGATTCACTCGATAGTATGGCACACCTTCATCAGGTACAACAGCTTTAACTGGTAGATTCAAGGCTTCCCATTCTTTCTTTTTCTCTTTATCGGTCGTTCTGATTTGAACTTCCCAAGTAGGATTCTCTTTATTAAATTTAGGGTTAGGTCTTTTAGGGTTCAATTTTGCAAAGTAAATTTCTACATTTTTTATAAGTGCCATTTTCAGTCCTTCTTTAAGTATACATTAGGGGTTAATTTAACGGGGTTATCATTAGCTTAAATGCTTACATGTTAACCTCCCAACCTATCCTTAAGATAAATACTAAAGAATGACACTCCATTAGTTATCAGTCTTTCTCATCTTCATTAAACAACTCATCCCACTCTTCCGGGAGTATGCCTGTCAATAAAAATTCTCTATCGTTTGCACTCAAAAGTGGTTCTATTTCTTGCACCAAAATTTCACCTTTCAGATATTTTTCATAACTTTCCATATTTACATCTATAGATATTGTATGCAATTCACCTGACAGATTAGATCTCTTGGTCACCCATACTATTGAAGTTTCAATCATTCTTACTCACCGTTAAAGAAGTAATAATATTTCGCGGATTGGTAAGTATTATACTCAACAGTACATTTGTATTATTTTCATAAATTTCTTGCGGTATAAAGTATGTTGCACCTCCTTCATCACTTGTCATCACAACCAACATAGCATAATCCCATGTTGGTAATATTATTGCTATATCACAAGGGCCTGCTCTTTCAGAAATACTGTGATCAAATAAAACAATATCCTTAAGATCATCGTACTCCTCTTCAACAATAAATACATCACCTCCAAGATATGTCATAAAATCTAAATGACTGATCATTTCAGAAGTCAATTCTGATTTCAACATTCCTGTTTTGTTTAAACTCTCTCCTATCTGATTCATCAGTGCTTCCATTTCTGAATAAATACTCATCGGAGCTGATTTTAATTCTTCTAAATTTTTAAATTTTTGCATATATTGCTCTCAATTAATTTTGTTTTTAAATCTGGAAATTGCTTCTGCTTGTATATTTTCTAAAATATCTAATATTCGCTTACTCAATCGTGAATCATCTTCATCTAACCCTTCAGTATTTTCAAAGAAACCTCCCCAAAACTCCATAGCACCTATGAAATTTATAATGAAAAAATCATCACTATCTGGATTAACTTGTTTGGCCTCCATACCTAAGTACACACTGTCAGCTGAAATACTTCGTAATTTATAATGTGTGATTATCTTTTCAAGCACACTTGGGGTAAAGTTTGAGCCTATTTCCATAAGTTCAACCTTTACTTGTTGAATAAAACCCTTTTCAGGGTTTTCTTGCAAACTTTGTAAATAAAGATGCATATCTGGATCCATATTTTCAAACATTTCTCTCATACGGTCTTCAAAATTTTTCATTGTGCTTCCTCAAGAATATCTAGTGCTTCCAATAAACAAGTTCTCAAATCGTGTCTTGAAAGACCTTTGATTGCCTCATTGTTCATAAATAAGAAACTACCATCTTCCATAAATTCCAAAATAAACAGATTTGGTTTATCTGGATTAACGTCCCATTCACTTCTTTTAACACCTATGTTCAATTTACCTGTTATCATGAGAAACAATACTCCGAGTCTAATATTAAAGAAATATCTAAATCACCTATTTGTACATTACTTATATCACCATCAATGTCCGCCATTATTTGAGTTAAAGGGTCTGATTCATAAAGCTCCACAAAAGTCTCTCTGAGTAGTTTATATAATTTGGGCATGTCAGCAAGGAGACACCCGAAAGAATCATGTATTGTTGTTATTGGAAAGTCTGCACGATATGTTGTCAAAGTCAAATGAGCTGCATCAAGACTATGTATGGCATTAGGGCTTGCTCCTTGCGCTTGTTTACCTTTTGATGGAACTACATCTTCAATGAAACATATTGCAAGCTGTAAGGTATTTTCAAAATATCCTGTACTTTTTCTTGGACCGATCGGTGGCCCATATTGTACATATATTTTCTTAACTTTTCCTTCAGTGTAGTTTTGAACCACAGGAAAGTTTGTTATAGGTACATTCCAACTGAGAAATCTATCTTCTTGTTCCGCCTTCTTACCTGCTTTCTCAAATATTGATAAAAGTTGCATTGGTCTTTCAAGAGATGTTTTACATGTTTCATAGATTTCTCTGCCCATGTAAGCACTCCATTTCCACTCAGAATATATCAACAATTCAATACCATGCTTCTTTGAATCATCGATAACTTGTTGCGATAACCCATAACTTGTTCCGCCATAAGGTAAAGTCATTACTCCCATATTTGTTAAAATATATTAGCTACAATACATTCCAATTATAAACTTGCAAATTCTCCGTAGTGCTCAATAGCCTTAGCACAATAAGCTTCATATGCATCTTCAGGATTTACGAAGAACCCTAAGAATTTGTTTTTACCTTCCAATTTTATTTGAGCAACCCATTTTTGTTTTTGTTTATGGAAACTGACACCCTTGTAGCCACTCTTATTGTTTGATTGTTTACCACGATTATATGCATTTTCTTGTGTTGTACATAATCTTAAATTTTCAATAAGGTTATTACTACGATTACCATCGATATGGTCGATGAATAATTCTTCAGGTATTTCTCCATTAAAAATAGTCCAAATAATTCTATGTGCCCAATGGTATTTTTTCTGAATATAAATACCAATATATCCATCACTTCTCAATGTGCCCGCTTTATCTCCTACTTTCATAAAAGCAACATCAATTTTATAATATAAAATACCATTTTTGTAAGTAAATAGATTGTTGTAATCCATGTTAATTCCTAGTTAAGTTAAAATTGCTGCATATTGCTATGCAGATCAGACTATATCATCATCAGATTTCTCCAATGTTACGCGCTTCCACTGTCAATAGCTTACAGTGTATACCTTGTTACAGGATTTACTAGTCGTTGCACCTTCAAACTCATAAAGAGTAAGCTTGGCTCAGGATTGTCCTTTTAGGATATCCCCTGAATTCACGTAATTTAAAAAGCGCCTTGTAATAAACGCTTCACCACTTTTCTCTTATGTTTAGCATCTTTAATCTTAGCCCACCAAACACAACAAGCTTGCTTTATTACATCTTGATTTTTATCTCTGAATGATCTGATATTTTCCAGCAATCTTTTTCTATTTTCACTTTTCATATCCTCTTTGTATATTGCTTTCTTGAACAATAACAACTCTTTGATAAAAGCTTCACAATCTCTTATTCTACTTTCAGTCATCAAGTCTTTTTGTTCATTAACTCTTTTCCAAACGTTATCAGCAATATATTTATAAAGATCTCCGGGTAATTCTTGAGGTGTAAGATTTACCAACGGTGCTGTTATTTCATCTTTGGTCAAAGCGGACAAGTGTTGACTACCGTTATTTGTACCGTCAATATAACATTCTAAATGACTCTCATACTCGTAATTATAAAAGTCCCCCACAGTAACATATTGCCACTCTCTGAGACTTTTCAACTCCAAACATGCCGAAAGAAACTGCCAAGGCTTATCCGCTGACATCCAACCTTGATTGACTTTAGGTGACTCTGCATATGAAAGTAATATTTCTTCATTATCCAGTGCCCATGTGTATCTATCGAGTAATGGTATTTTATCGGTTTTAGCTCCGTCTTCTCTGCCCGAATCTCCTGCCCAGTTTGAAGCAATAGAGATCATAAGCCATTGAAATCCAACTTCTCCAATAACCTTTTTGTCCAGACGTCTCAGAATACCCTTTGCAAGATCAGAACCCTGTTCATGTAAATAAGCTGTTGTCGGATATCTACGACCTCTGAAATCATAATAATATAAATGATATATATTCTTATCAATAAACTTTTTTGAGATTTCAATTATGGTTTTAGATTCTCTAAGCTTTGTTATACGTGCTTCAGGGTTCTGTTGTTCCCAAATATCAGAAAATGCTTCAGTCTTATTTCTTAATGCCCATTGAATTATATCCAACAATGGTTTGTTAATTTGCCAACCCATTCTTTGGGATTTATTGATTGCATCAAAAATCATTGGATGTGTTTCAAGAGTTACCGCATTAAGAACATCTTTATTACCAGTCTTGATTAATGAAGCTCCCGTTGAGTGTTTTGAAGATGTCCAGTCATCATATGGTATTTCGGATGGTAATTTTGAAGCTTTTGAAACAACAACCGTACTCCACAAAGCCACGATGGATTCATCATCAATTATTTTCAAAAGATATGCTGCATGCCCTTTGGTACCTTGTCCTAAAATAACTTCGAGCATATATAACCTTTCAAATGAATAAAGCATAAATGCGCCTGTCTTAGCTGCAACAGACGAATCTTTTTTGAGCTTTAATCTATTACGTAATCCATGCCCTATGGCAGAAACTATTTCAACCATATAAATAGATTTATTTTTACCTCTCTTTGCACGTGTATATAAGTATACTGTTGAAATTAAATTATCAACATAATCTTCCACAGGTATTGTTAGAAGATACTTAAGTGGACTTTGCGGTGCTATTTCATCTTTAATACGCTCTTTCAAAGAGTTTATTAATTTGTTTCTCATCGAACTACCTTCATTGCGACCACCAGTGCGATAGGGACTCCAAACATAAGAATACCATTATAGGCAAGACCAAATACAGTAACAAAACAAGCAGTCTTGTAAATAACCTTATTAATATTTTTGGAGCGTCTCATATATTTCCTTAGTTTAAATTTAAATTATTTAATATCTGACTAAGACTGACAAAAGACACAAAAGAAAAAAAAAAAT